CTTTGCAACGATTTTTTTTTGAGAAGTTTTTAGTCCTCTGCACAGAGGCAGGTGTTATTCCCTTCTCAATGTAATCATTCTATCATACTCAAAAAGTTTTGCAACTCTTTTTTTTAATGGAATGATTAATGATAATCAAGAAACCACTCGTTACCCACCCACGATTTTACGTGGCCTAAACCTTGTCCGTTTCTTGACTATGATTAATTATACCATATTGAAATTCTTTTGCAAGAATTTTTTTTAATAGAATTAATTTTTTTTACAGGCAGGAAACGGGGTAGCCGATGGCTTGCCCCTTTCCTGACTATACAACCATTATACCACACTGGAAATTATTTGCAACGAAAAAATTAATAAGTAAAATTTATAAATTTACTCAAATAATAGTTTGTATTTGTCATAAATTCCAGGTGCTACTTTTTCGTTTAGCAGAAGAATAGAAAATCTCTTTAATGTAAAGAAATATCTGTTCTTTTCTGCATGTTCCGAAATTACGGATAAAAACCTTTCAATGAAAAGAGAGATTTTTTCTTCACTCTCATTTTCACAAAGAATGAATAACGCCGCTAAACTTTCAGTTCCGCTTCGTTTCATTTCTTCAAAGATTTTATTTTTATCTGGTTCTGCTTTTTGCAGTTCTTCAAAAACTACAACACTATGCGACTTGTCTTTCACACATTTAAAAGTTTTGTTGTATGAAATTTCAAATTGCTTATATCCACCGTTTATGATTGTAAACGGCTCGCCAGAATTGGATGTTTTAAAATATTCATTAGCGTCGTTTGTATTGAACGTATCAAATATTTTTTTATAATGATCTTCATTATAAGCATCACATCTTATGAACATACCGTAAAGGTCTGGATTCTTGTAATAATTACGAAGCATCTCTACAAACTCTTTTTGGTTATGTAAAACTTCGCAAAAAAATTCCGCTTCGTTATTTTTGTCACCGCCATCCTCAATGGACTTGGCTTCATCAATAAGAATAGGATGTTTAATTCCAGACTTGATATATTCGTTTAGTTTATCACGGTAAACTCTATTTCTGAACTTTACACTCATTAACGAACCTCCTAAGTCCATAAATTCCAATTATCATACTCATTGCGGCGTCTATGATGACGGGCAATTGTTCAATCCAAAAACCGTAAACGATCCAAATTGAATTGTATGCGATAAGGATTATCCAATACTTTAATGCTTTGCTTTTCAACGAAGCATTGAACCAACAAAGCACAATTGCAACAAAAGGTGCGATAGTGAATGCCATTGATAAATATTCTTTATTCATTTTGTCTAATCCTCCTTAAAGAGAATTATACAACTATGTATAATAATTGCAAGTCTTTTTTAGAAAAAGAAATACCAAATTCCAAACCCAATCAAAGCCAATAAAAAAATAACTACAAATGTTGGAGCCATTTCACTCATCTCCGCATCTGTTGCGTAAATCTTATACACTAAAAAATTCCAAAATCTTTCATTATCATCTTTGTTACTCATAATGATTTATCCTTTGTTACTGACATATATTGTCCATCAGTTAGAATGTTAAATGCTCTCAAACCATCTTCTTGATTTGTTGTTAAAGTTGCTCTAAACAAATTCATTCCAACAAATCTAATGAAAAGAGAAAGCTCATTGTCTTCATTTGCAATGTTGACATCATCCTCTCTAATGAGAAAGAATAGATACTTCAAAATTCCTGGGTGAAAGAAAGAGGCCGCTGGTAAATCAGCATAGACTCTAATTTCTCTTCCATCTACCACATAAGGGTTTCGTTCTTTCTTGTAGAAATATTCCATTATTGTTTTACCACGTATCCAAAAATTTGTAATGTATAAACTACATTGGCAAGCGCAAGCCCAAAAACCATAATCTTAATAATGAGATTAGGAATGTCTTTTTTAGTCCACGCCATAGCCATAATTATACAAAACAAACAATTCAATACCGCTAATACTTTTTCCATAATTCATTGTATCCTATTAATAACATAATTGCAAGTAAAAAAGGGATGTTGCCATCCCTAAATTTACCAAGATGAATTGTAATAAACAGTATAGCCATTTTTAATGGCGTCTCTTGCTTTATTAATAAATTCAAGGTCTTGATTGTTACTTTCTTCATCAGGTGGATTATTGCCGAAGAAAAACCCTGTAGTTGGAGGAAGGCTTCCAGCGATTATGTCAGCCTCAAGATTATCAAGGTCTTGAAGTGTTAAATAAACTGGAATGCCGTTGAACATTTCTGTCCCGCCTCTATTGATATAGAGTTGTTCCATCCAACCATGAAGATCGTGATGTTTTCTCCAATACATCAATTCTTCTTCTTCTACCCCACCATCAAACTTAAAGTCTTCTTGGATTTTGTAAGCATACATATCCAATCCCATTTTCCTTCTCCTATAAAAATGATTACAAACACAAAAGGGCAGGGTTTTATCCCTGCCCTTAAATATTACTTATCGTCTAGAAACTTCTGGCTGTAGATGATGGACTTGCCCACTTGCTCCCAATCAAACCCTTGCGTCTTGGCTTTCGCACGAAGATCAGCAATGGAACGATAGAGACGCAGATCAGGCGTGAAAGACTCGAATTGCGCGATGTAATCGACAACTTCCATTCTTTCATCCAACGTCAAACCAAAAAGTTCTTTCTTGGCGATTTCTCTCGTCCGTTCAAGAATTTCGTCACGGTTATTTTCAAACTGTACGAAATAAGAACGCGATACAAGCGGTCTTGCTTTAATCATTGAAGATTTAGCAAAATCCCTGTTCGTAATAACGATAATTTTGCCTTCAAAGGTAAAATCTGTTACTTCAACGAGTTTGGTATTGGTGTTCCAACGAACATCCCTACGACCAGTTTTGTGATTTACTTGTGTTGCCGCTTTAAGAATGTTGACTGCCTCAGACGTATCAAATACGCTGTCGCAATCATCAAAAAGCACAACACCAGTTCTGTTGTTAAACAGAGTGTTATAAACTTCAATAGCAGAAGATTTTCCGCTGATGACTTCATAACCACGATCACCTACTGTAGCGTTGAGTGTATCAACGATTTCATAGGATTTACCAATACCTGGCGGACCAGCAACGATTTGCAGATGCATTTCGCTGTCCCGAACCGTAAGAAGTTTTGTAAAAATCTCAAGATTGCGGAATTGGTCTTGCATTGTCAATCCAAGTTCGTGAGCCGCTTCGTGAATTGCTTCCGCATCGGCGTCATCAATTGAATTGATTTCAGAGTAAACTTCAGTGAGCGAACCAGTAAGTTTACGCAACTCGGTCATGTTTTCCCCATCGGTCTTATACAAAGTAAAAGCCTTTGCGGAATCACGATCAAGATACATACCCTTTTCGTTAAGTTCCTCATTGATTTGTTTAATGGACAATCTCTTTGCCATAATTTATCTCCTTTTTTAATATTCAAATAGTATAACATACTTGCAAAGGAATTGCAAGCATTTTTTTAATTGTGTGGAAAAAGTTGAACGGCGACGAAACGTCGTCGTCGCTGGCAATCCGTCTGCCAAACCTCTGTCTCAACTATACATACATTATAGCATATCTAAAAATAATTGCAACAACTTTTTTTAATAAAAAAGCGGGGATTGCTCCCCGCAAATTTTAATTAGTCTACAAGTTCAACACTGGTAATTAGGTGCGCTGGTGAACACCAGCGCACCCTTGCAATATCGTATTTAATTTTTACGATCTTACCTGTCTCGTTGGCTTCTTTCAAGACTTTTTCTTGATCTCCGTTTGCAACGTAGAACCAGATGTCTTGTGTAGACATTGAACCAACACCATTACGAAGTACCCCAAGGGATACATCCGTTGCTGTATGGTCGTAACAGAAAATTGGAGTTTCATGTGAAACTTTCTTCACTTGTCCAACCACTTCATTATCCTTTGATGTGTAGCCACATGAAGCCATGAATGCTACAATCAAAATCAAAATTGTTTTTCTCATATATTCTCCTTATGAAAATAAGTGCATAAAACAAAGGCAGGATTTTACTCCCGCCTCTATCTTCCTTCCGAGTCTATACCCGCCTTTCGTTAGGATGCAAGGCATCGTTTAGTCTAACATCAATTGAACTTTATTTCCGTTACCGCTCTCAGGTTGCGATCCTAAAAGACGGATTAGCATTGAGGAAGTCTGATGCCACTCCCATTATAAGTAAAAGACTAACAGACTATACTTATAATCTTCCGTTGTTTATGGGCAACGGACAACCAATCTTTGTATAATTGCGAAAGCCCCTTTCGGGGCAAGTTTTATTTTCTTCTGATGTAAGTAACTACCCGCCGTTTTGGTTTTTGCGGAAAGAAAACATACATCACAAAATCTAACACTGTGAGTATTAGTAACAAACCCATTACTAATGCCCAACCAATAATCATTTGTTCAAACATAAAACCATTATACTGCATCTATGCAATTTTGCAAGCATTTAAACAATAAGTAAAATTTATAAATTTTCTATAATAACTGGTGGATCGTTAGAGATTTGAACTAATATTTTCTTACGCCCATATGGTATTCCCAATGGTGTGTTGGGCATAACACATCTAAATTTTCCAAAGAATTGTTTGATCTATCGCAATCTTTATGATGAACTTGTAAAACTTCTACAATATCATAATCGCAAATTCTACATTTTTTCCCATAATTTTGCAATGCAATTTTTCTATATCCATGTGATCCATCTCCAGTGCCGAAATGTGATGGCATCATATCCAAAAATTCTTCATACCTGTTATTACCATGAACTTTTTGAGCATTATCTTTGCATTTTCTTGAACAAAAGAAAAAGCCCGATTTTGATTTATTTTTTCTTGAATTTCTTTTTTTTACTTCTTTATTGCAATAAGAGCAATTAATAATAAAACTATTTTGTTCACTATAATAAACCGAGCTACACTCCTTGGTACAAAAATGGTTTTTTGATTTTTTAATAAATCTTTTTTTCTTATAAAAATCTTTTTTACATCTGGCACATTTCACTAATGTATGTAGTCTTATTCGTCCATCATTTTCTTTTATATATTTCTCTATTTCCATATTATTAACTTAATTATGGAGTTAAAAAAACCTGCGTAAAATTTATAAGTTCCAAAAAATATGGTGGAGAAGGACAGGTTACGCTCCGTCGTCTCCGCATTGCAAGTGCGGTATTCTACTATTGAAATACATCCCCAAAAAATTTGGCAAGTCTTTCGTGCTTGCCATTTCATCCTAATTAACCCACAGGAAACGCCAAGATAAGGTGCGACCCCATTTGCCGATGCTACTTGGTTCACTCCATACAGTTATCATTCGGCTCTGTATAACTGTAGCACTTGGTTTACAAGTTCATTTCGGTTCGTATGGGATTTGAACCCATGAATCTCCTCAGTGACAGTGAGGCGTGTTGACCGGACTACACCAACGAACCATTTTATATACCCCGTAGCGGTTACGATCCGCTCTTACTACCGTGAAAGGGTAGTGTCCTACCAATAGACGAACGGGGCTTATAAACAAAAAAGGCGGGAGTTTTTAATTCCCGCCTATTCAAAGTAAAGGTTTTCCCTCCTACTTCAAATAGGCTTTCTCTCCTCCGCATCATCAGCGGCAACAATATATGTAATTGCTGTTTTCATTTGTATATATCTTACCATACTTTAAAATAATTGCAAGTGATTTTTATTTTTTTTTAGAACCAACACTTCTTGTCTTTGTAAACATTTTTACAGAATGTGTGCGCTTTATCAAATATCTCGTCTGCTGGTAATTCGCTTATCATGTCTCTATATCCCATCTTTTTATGCTCCATAGTCACACTCATTAAATTATAAGTGCATTGAGCAATACAAGTTCTTTTATTTTCGCCAGCAATAAATTGAATTGTTTCAAATGCTGGAAATAAACAATTTTCGTGAAATGATGCACAAGATGTTAAAAGTAAAAATACGAGAATTAATTTTTTCATATTTAACCTAATCCTCCACCAGCAGGTTGTGGTGGTGCAGTCGGAATGTTCCATGGTGATTTGCTATATTCTTTATAAGTCTTTATATCGTCTCCATGCATTACTTCTGGTGTCCCTTTATAAGAAGGACGATTTTGACCTTCTGTATTAATTGCTATGATATTATTTTCCCATTCTATGTCTTCTTTTGATTTAGCAGATGTAACAAGAAATACATTTCTATCAAGAACATAATCTTTGTTTTCTTTCTTTTTAAGAGTTTCTACCTTCTCCATTAAGTAATTAATGTATTCATAGAATGCTTCTTTAAATTCCTGATAGTTTTGTTTTAGATAATTAAGGTCTTCTTTTGGAATACTAAATAATGGGCGATTGAAATAGTATTTGATTTTACCAATTCTATCGTTATCTAATGTATCTGTATTAACAACGTCGCCAGCACCTTTAACGCCTTTATTCCAACTTACTTTGAAATTTTTAAGTCCAATAAATTTTATCTTCTTTTCCCAATCTTCGCCTTCTGGCGTTAATGCTGTTCCGTCATTAAAATGCAGTTTTTCAGAAATCAGGTATATGTTTCTACGACGAGTAACAGCCTCATTTCTTAAACGAGAGATTTTCTTTTGGATTAACATTATTTTTTTCATGTTCCATAGCTATCTTGTTTGGGTTACAGAACTGTGAGCAGTGAAATACCACCAGAGCCATTTGTGTAGTCGATAGGGTCATCTGGATAGTAATCTACCGTTAAATCAGTATATGTAGTTCTAACTAAACGGTATTCCAAGTTAGTAATTGTACTACCGCTTCCGGCAGTTCCGCTACCACCATTCTCGATGGAAGGGTTCCAATTCATTCCGATAATGGAACCCTCCCTTACGGATGGATGTGCGGCTACATATCTATCTGCCATTTGATCGTATCTGATATAGTGAAAACCTGCATTGATGGTTCCAGATACTGGTTCATTTACAATGATACCACTCATCGGACCATCATGTTTTAAGACAAGCCTATCTAAACTGTAATGTACTCTACAACCTGTTTCTCCACTTATAGAGAACGTAGATACAATAACGCCTAGACCGTAATCGTTCTGATAACGCCTGTCAAAAACCTGTCTTCCAACATAATCCTTTACATTATTGGATGTTAATAGGAAGTTTCCCAAGTTTTCTCCTTTTTGCTTAAAGAATTAGATTCTTATTAGAATCTAAAGCTAGCGATGTCTCCAGACGTTACAGTTGTAATTGTTCCTGAGCCGTAAAGCGTATTGGAACCATTTTGGAACTGGTCGTATGAAACATTGATTGAATTATCAGCATCTACTTCAGTCATGTTGCCACCAAAACCAAATAATGTTTTACCGTTATGCGCGGCTCCACTCTGGTAATAATTTGGTGTACCACCATGATAAATTGCAAAAGCAGTTTTATTTCCGCTCACAGCAACTTCAGTCATGTTTCCACCATAACCAAACTTTGTAGTTCCGTTATTAGCGGCTCCACTCTGGTAATAGGTTTCCATAAGTCCTTGATTACGTACATTATCTCTGTTTAAGATTCTAGCGTTGAAAACTCTTGAACTACCTGGAATAATTTCGTCTCTGTCTGCCATTCTTTCCTCCGTATTTTAAAAAGAAAAATTCTTTATTTTTAACTTGTTCAAAAAAGGTATTTTTAGGGATAATTAAAAAAAAATTGTGTTTGTATAAGATAATTTTGACAGTATATGCGGTTACATGAACTACAGAGAGAAATAATGATGAATGAAAGTTTACAATCACAACTAAATAGTCTTACAAAATTAAAAGTTGTGACATTCAAGAAAAATCTCAAAAAGAAAAGAGATGAGATAGAAGAAGAGATAAAGAAATATCCAAAGAATGAAATGTATCGCGGCGAACTTATTGCTTATGACACAGTTATCAAAATGGCGAATGAAATGCTTAACATAGACAATATAAAACCATGAATGTAACTAATTTAAAAAATGTCCTTCAAGAAACACTTGATGAAATACTATTAGAAAAAAAAACTAAAGGTGCATTCATTGCTCCAAAACATAAAGGTATGATTTTACTTATGAGAAGATCAAAGGATGGTTCATGGGGTCTGCCAGGTGGCAGACTTGAGAAGAAAGAAGATGTTTTAGCTGGTGCTAAAAGAGAAACCGCAGAAGAAACCAATATGATATTTCCTAAAAAGAATTTAAACAAGATTGCAAAAGTAAGAGGAAAAAACAAAAATATTCACCTATTTACAACAAAAGCGATTAAGAAACTACCTTACTTTGAAATGAACCAAGAACATTTTGACGCTGGTTTCTTTAAAATAAAAGACCTGAAAGACATCATTCGTAAAAATACCAAAAAAATCTATCTAAGAGATGAGAAAGGCAATCCTGTAGAAACTATAAAAAGAAAACATTTTAAGTTACACAAACCTGCAAAATTGTTTGTTTTAAATTACTAGTCTTTTTCAATCAAAGTTACTATTGATGAAACGATTACTATTAATATTGACTTTCCTTATCCCATTTTCTCTAATGGCTGAAAAAGACGTTTGTGTTATAGAATACCCAAAAAATTGCGATATGAACTTTACTTTTGATGTTGAAGGTAACGTAATTCTTACATACACATGCAAGAATAAAGACGGTATGTATTTAGCAACTGATGGGCTAAAACAAAAATTCTTTTCTCAATTATTCACGTTAGGGCGTCCTAAATTGTTTTATGTAAAAACAATTTTTAAAAAAAGAAATGCAGAAGGAGATGAGGTATCAGTAAAATGCGAATGAACATTAAAAAAAGCGATATATCCGCCGCTGTTATCGAAATCATATTTGTTGGTTTAGTAGTTGTCGGCGGATATTTTCTAGTTAATTTTGTATCTGATCTGTTTGCCAGACTTCTTGTGTCACCAAAATTATTTGACGTAATATTCTAATATTAGGACATAAAAAAAGGCAGTAAGGTTTTACCTGTACTGCCTATCGTCGTGATGCGTTTTTGTCGGCCTATCCTTAACAATGCTTATAATCTGATCCAGTGATACTGGATAATAATTATTGGCTCTTACACCAACATCATATCTCCTGTATTGCTGTTTCGCATTATACTGAGCAGTGTTATGGGAATGACCATGTAACATAATTTTTCCTTTATGTTGCCAATGCCATTCTTCAATTGGGTAATGACACATATCAAACATATAACCTTTGTAGGTTACAGATTTTAAGTGTGAGATTGTTTCAAAGTATTTCTTGAATACTTGTTCCAATTTAGGCTTAATGTTATAGTTGGAATCCATGTCGTGATTTCCAAGAATCAAATGTTTGTGTCCATTTAGTCTTCTCAGATATTTCTCGGTTTCTTCTGCTCCACCGAATGAAAAATCTCCAATGTAGTAAACATTGTCTTCGTCACGAACTACTTCGTTCCAATTTCTAACTAACGCTTCATTCATTTCTGTCACATCTTTGAATGGGCGATTGTCAAATTTAATCACATTTGCGTGTGAAAAATTAATGCCCATCACTAGTAGCGTAACTCATACTCATGTGATGTTTCCTCCTTTTGACCATCTTTTATTGTTTTGATAGTCTTGTATTAGTCTAACACATAAATCTTGCTCTGTCCAGTCTTTTTTATAATTTAAGATTAATTCAAATAATTTATTTAATGTTATGGCATCTGCATCAATATATCTTGAACTTTTCTTTTTTGTATTATCTGCGTGCGTTAGCAATTGACAATTACATGGATGTCGTAAGATTTCTGGAAACACCCCATTATTAAAACCACTACGTCTGGAATATTTGTGATCCCTTACTATGCCTTTTTTATTTTTCCAACTGTTAAAAACGCCGTGTTCATTTAATAACTGAATTTGTTTTTCATCATCTATTAAATCAAACATTCGTACCTTCCAATTAGAAATATTTTTATAAATATCCCAAGCATCTTTGTCACTTAATGAAATCCAATGCCCGTTTTCTTCCATCTTCTTCCTGAACTTTTCTTTAAACTCTGGCGTGAATTTTTTACTTGACGCTTCCCCAATTTTTATTTTACTTTGTTTTGTATGAGGTGTTCCTATTTTGCCAGTTTGCCCAACACTCATATTGACACATCTTTCTTTAGAGAATTTTTTCCCTCTATTGGCATTACCACATTTAAATCTCAGTTCAGGATTTTCAAATTGTTTTAGGCTTATTTCGGATGCTTTTTTCTTTTGTTGCTCATCCCATTTGTTTCCAAAATTCGGATTATTTTCTCCTTTTAATGTTTCTTTAAGTCTCTTACCATAACACTCTTTTGAACAGCAAACGGTTTTTGAATTTCTAACGCAAGATGGTTGTCTTTTAAATTCTTTTACACAAACAAAGCAATTGTATTTCATAATACTATCTTAGCATTGTGTAAAAAATGATGGTCTAAAATCGCAAAGTAAATTTTATTCGTATTTTACTTCTTCTCCATCAAAATAACCGATCTTTCCTTTAATAGTTTTATTAACAGGCACTACTTCTGTTTTACCTGACTTCAACATTTCAGTTGAATAAACTGGTTTAGTAGGTTGCCCGTTCTTTACTCCAAGTGAAGCAGTTATATGTGGAAGATTTTTTGTTGGTTCGTTTGTTTTACACAAGAACGCAGAATGACCACTATCCTCTATTTGGAAGTTTACTACGTTAACGTCAACTTCTTTACCAAATTGGTACATTTGAGAAAGTTCTTCAAATGATTTTTTGTCTTTATTAAAGAGTAAAGTAACGTGTGGATTAGCAAGAACTTTACTTGGTCTAATGTTCAATCTCAGACCTTTATTCAATTCTGCTATTTGTTGAACGTCAAAGAATATTCCAACATAAACAATTTTTTTATTATCAATGCTTTCGTTCAATTTTTGTGTATATAAACCAGAATCATACTGACTGATGAAATTTCTTATATTGCTGATATTATTCTTCATTTTATCCAACATTCTATCAATTACTTCAACGCCAATTTCTTTACCTGTTTCTCTTTGTCTCTGTGTAGTTCTTCTGATAAGTTCTTCTCTATCTACTTCAAAGATTTTGAAAAGAACTTTGTAACTATTTGAATTAGCAGCTTGAACATAATTTTTAAAATCAGAAACAGATAGATTAGTATTGTCAATAACGACAACAGAATGATGTCTCTTCATAGCATTTACTGCTTTTTGAAAATTCTTCTTATGATTAATACCTATTTTATTAACATCAAATACATATTGCCCATTCTTCATAAAGAAATCATCTGTTGAACATACTTCAACATCATCTCTTAATTCCTTTATTTTGTTTGTGAATGTTGACTTGCCAGACGCTGGTGGACCAATCAAAATTACCATATATGCATTATCAGATTTTGATATGGTTGATAATACGTTGTTGTTAGTAATTTGCTCTTTTAATTCGTTTAGTTTCATTTCCTACCCTCATTCTCTATTATTTCTTCTATATATTCCTGACAGCAACCACAGTGCGTTCCAGCATCTGTACGATCAATTATATCATCAATTGTAACACAACCACTCTTTACAGCTTCGCGTATTTCTTTTTCTGTAACCGCATTACATATACAAACATACATATTATTTTATCCCAAATTCTTCTCTTAATTCTATAATACTTTTACTTCTTAAATATTCTGGACTTTTTGAACAAGCAAAATTAAAAAAGTCCTGCCCTTTATTACCAAAGCTATCATTTCTAACCTTTTCAAGTTCTTTCATGTATTGAGAAAACTTGTTGTACTCAGCGAGAATAAAGCCTTCATCTCTTGTTCTCTTTCTCCTTTGTTGCCCAACTTGTCTCTGTGTTTCAATATATTTTGCTTTAACATCTTCGTAGTTTTGTTTTGTAACATCATAAGAAACATTTATAAACTTCTCAATCTCTGGAAATTTTTCTTTTACTTTAGCAAGTCTATTAACCCCGCCTCTCATTCTTTTCCAGAAATTATAAAAACCAGTTTTGAATTTAATCATAAAATGGTTCTTGTCTTCAAACACAAATCCTTCAAGTCTTTCACCGTTTAATGAATAGTTTTCATCTTCAATTTCTTCATAGAAATCTCTCAACTCTTGTTCGTTCTTTAATTCTTTTACAAGTTCTTTATGTTTAAAGCCAAAATGTTTTGCCATTCCTTTAACTAGTTCAAAGCCTTCTGCCTTAAATGTTGTTCTGTTTTTTACAATATCAAGAAGAACAACATCGTTCTCTTTATACTTAATCATGTGTGGATCATCTTGGTGAATTACTTCAAACACCATAGAACAATCAAAATCTTTTAAAAATTTCTTTAATTCTTCTTCTTTGTCTTTAACCTTTTCTAAAAGGTTTGAACGGAACATATCTGCAAACTCGCCTTTGTTAGTTGATTTTGATGCTATGAATAATTCTTTAGTTTCATCATTATACCCAAGGATACCAAGAAACCCATTATATTTATGCCATACTTTAATTGGGAATGATGCTTTCTCTACAAAATCATCAAGTGTATCCACTTCAAATAGACTGAAAAATTTGTCATAAGAACGGGCTATGATTTTCTTTGTTTTAGTATTAAAGAATAATCCTCTTGCTTTGACAGTAACGTCATCCCAATCTTTATTAAAGAAAATATCTCTACCAAAGTTAAGTGAGATTATACCATCACCAAGGTCTTTCTTAATAATCCTATTATCTTTGAGCATCTTCTCAATAGCTTTATTGTCTATTATTTCGTCTTTTATTTGGTTTAATTCCATTTTATCCTTCCAATAATAACTTGTACTTTTTAATATATCCTATTGTCTTTTCTGAAAACGACTGTTCAAATAAACCACAATATTTCAAAGTTTTTATTGTGCTTACTAGAGTATTTCTTGGGAAATCATTGTCTATACGGAACGGCCCTGCGTATACCTCGCTTATAAATTCTTCTTCGCAAAGTCCATTAACATACCTAGCATATTCTGTCATATCTCTAAATATTCTTTTTTGACTTTTTATTTGTACATTTTTCATTCTATTAGTAACCTGTATTTCTCAATAAATTTATATAATGTGTCGTAATTTAAATGCTTTTTAAAATCTTCAATTTCATTCTCTTTTGGACTTGCCAATTTCCTACATATTTCTTTAAAACTTCTATATTTGATTTGTTCACTTGCACCTGGAACAAACCAATTGTCTGTTTGAAAGACAAAATTATCAATCTGAAGCCATTCTAAAAATTTATCCTCGTCCAATTCATTTATTATGTAATCATCCAAGTGTTCTTTATCTAATAATAAAAAATAATTCATAAGAATAACAACCTATACTTTTGTGCTAATTTAGTAATTTTCTTATTGAATAGATTGTTAACAGTCGCTACTATAAATAGTTCTTTCATATTTATAAATTCTTGTTTCATCCACGATGGTAATTTTGCCGCACCTATTGGGTTGCCACTATAATCGTGTCCTTTATTGTGTTTTGTGGTAATGAAATCTAAAAATTGATCTTCCGTATGAATGTTAGAATTCATATAATCAATGCATTTATATATACTGTAAAATGTCATAAAATAACCTACTAAAATTATAACATATGAAAATAAATATTGCAAGTCTTTTTTAACACTGGCAGTCAAACTGACACTTTGACATTTAAGGATTTTTATTTTAGATTTTAAAGCCGATTTGGAAGGGTTGGCACGCTGGCACACCCTTTGCAATATATATGGCATAAAACATTTTAGGAGGAAACAAAATGTATCTAACAACTTTAAACAACACACTACCAAAAACAATTGACAAACTATTTGGAGATTTTTTCACTGATGATTTCTATGCTCCGATGGCAAGCCAACCAAAAATGGACATTCATAAAACAGAGAATGAATATCAGGTAACTCTTGAGTTGCCAGGTTACGAGCAAAAGGATATATCTGTGAATATAGAAAACAATAACCTGAAAATTACAGGTGAAATTAAAAAGGAGGAAAAGAGTGACACAAAAACAATCCATAAAGAAATTTACTCGCAAACGAGGTTTGAAAGAAATGTTTCTCTTTCAAACCAAATTGATGTTGAGAAAATATCTGCTAAAATCAACAATGGTATTTTGAAAATTGAATTACCGTTGTCAGAGAAGGCTAAACCAAAACAGATTGAAGTTAAAGTTAGTTAAAAAATACAATTGGGGTGGTGAAAACCACCCCATAGTTTAGAACAGTTCCTTTATTTCATTTTTTACAACCTTCAAAGTTCCGTGGATACCTGCTCTATATAGAAGATTTAGAGCAAACTGTTCTCCTTTCAATTTTTTAGCTGAAACATATCTCTTCATTAACTCACCACTAATTTCGTCTGGAATTTTAACAGTGTCTATTATATTATCAACTCTCTTCAAAAACTCTTGTTCGTCAAAAGATGCCTCTTCATTTAATTGTGAATAAAAATAACTTTTCATTTATTTCCCCGCCTTCATTTCTGGAGTTTCATGTGCTTTTTCTGGATCGGTTTGTAAATCTCTTCTAATTACTCTAAAGTATTCCATCTGGTCAACAGCAAATCTCTTAATCTCTTCATAGTTATACTGCTCTTTATGCTCTTCTTTTTCCTTCACTTTATATTACACTCCAAGTTCTGCTTTTAAAATATCTTCAATTTTGTTGAAGTCTGTATATGGAATTCTTATTAATTTTATATTTTTCTGCTCAGCAAATTTATTTTTAATCTCGTCTCTTATTTTTGTTTTTATAAAATTTTTATCACCACCAAAATGTTTAATTGGCTTGTAATGTTGTTTACCATCACATTCTATCAATATCGTTTCATCATTAATCAAAACACAGAAATCATATCTCATTCTTGTTAGTTCTTTAAATTTCTTTTGCTCTTCAAATATTATATTATTTTGTTGTAAATATTTTCTTGTTCTATTTTCCATTTTAGAAGATTTGCAGATAGAACATCCTTGTTTTTCATTCAAATGTTTAAAAGGTGATTGCTCAAATACACCATGTTTTTTACAGATAATCTTAATTTTTATATGAGAATTTTTATAATTTACTAATGAATAGTTATATTTATTACCATGAACAAGTCTTGCTTTATTCAAAAATATTTTTTTTGACATAACTTGTCTTTTTGCGATATTTTCATTATTACATTTTGGGCAGTTCTCTTTTCTGTTTTTTCTAATATGACTATTTGGAGTTTGTTCAAAAATGCCATGCTTTTTACATATAATATTGACTTTTGTATGTGCATTTATATACTTAACTAATGAATAATCATATCTATTATTATATAAGAATTTTGCTTTTTTAATAAAATCTTCAATATCACTATTGGTTACTCCAGCACAAACTGAACACCCGTGATTGCTTAAATGGGCATTAGGTGTTTGCTCAAATATGCCATGCTTTTTACAAATAATTCTAACTTTTACTTTGCTATTTTCATAGTCAACTAACGAATAATCGTATTTATTTTTATGAATATACTTTGCTTTTTTTACAAAGTCTTCTTTTGTAAATTTACGCATATTATTATCTTAAATAAGTATACAATTGTAAAGATAATAACACAAATGTTAAGTAAAAAATTAATATCGGTAGAAGATGAACTTGAGGAGTGGGTAAAATGTGCCGATGACTATATATATTTCATCTCAAATTATTGTAAAGTTGCTCATCAAAAACACGGCCTTATTTTAATGGGAGAATATCTTTACCCAAAACAATTAGAGTTATTGAAAAATGTACATGAAAATAGATTTACAATTGTAAACAAAACAAGACAATGCGGGGCTAGTACTATTTTGGCATCGTATATGTTATGGTATGCAATGTTCAATGAAAATAAAAACATTATTATTATTTCTAGAAAAGATGCAGAGGCAAAAAATTTTAAAAGAATTTATATTGATGATGTTTATAAAAGACTTCCGGATTTTCTTAAATCCAAAAAAAATAGTGATATTAAATTATATAAAAATACTCACGAAACATTTTTTGACACAGGCTCTGTTATAAAATGCGAAGCAGGCCCAGACGCTGGTAGAGGTAGCGCTGCTTCAATTTTACTTTGTGACGAAGCAGGTTTCATAGACAATATGGAGGATGTTTTTTCAGCCGCTTACCCGACACTTTCAACTGGTGGCGGTAAGGCTATTATTAATTCTACAAGTTCTGCTATGGGAACTTGGTACTCAGACCAATGGTTCAAATCATTGGCAGGAGAGACGGATTTCGTTCCTGTAGTTATCGAATGGTTTGATGTCCCGCATTTCAAAAACGAAAAAGGTTGGCTTGAAAAGCAAGAAAGAAACTTAACACCTCACTCTAAATTCAGACGAGAGGTTATGAGAGAATTCATCATTGAAGGTGATACATATATTCCTCAAGAAAGTATTAACAAAATTGAAACAAGAGAGCCTATAAGATCAGACTTCCTTTTACAAACTGATGTGATTGATGTAAAAGAAGCATTAAATCTTCCTCTTGACGGGTTTGATGATACAAAAAATTATATAAAGGGATTGTGGATTTGGAGAGAGCCAGAACAGGGGTCTGATTACATGATTGGCGTTGACGTTTCTTCTGGTCTTGCAAAGGATAAATCAACTATACAAATTATTAATGTTGTAACTAGAGAACAGGTTGCGGAATATTCCGGTAAAGTTGACAACAATAAACTAGCAGTAATTGCGTATAAACTTGGCAGATATTACAATAACGCAATGATTGCTGTTGAGTACAATAATATGGGTTCAACAGTCTTTAACGAATTAGATTATCACTTAAAATATGAAAATCTTTATTGGAGAGCAGACGGTAAACCAGGATGGGTAACGTCTACAAATACAAGAGATTTAATTCTTAATGCTCTGTATAAAAACATTACGCACGCAACAATAAAAACTTATTCGTCAAGATTAAAACAGGAAATACAAAATCTTGTATCATTGAATGGTAAAGTTCAAGCGGCTCAAGGAACTAATGACGACCTTGTTATGGCGTTCTCTATTGCAGTTTATTTATTAGAAGATTACTCACTTCTTACACAAACATACAATATTAAATATGAAAATGATTTTACGGGAGAGGACGATTATTTAGAACAGTCAACCCATAGTATTAGAAAAGCATTAGAGGTTGCGACTGACTGTGAAATCATTGATGAAGTTGGACAATCCTATAGATGGATGCTTTAATTTTTTTTTATTTGAAGTCTTTATTTATTGATGGATGCTAAAGATACTATTATGGGCGTAGTGTATATAGCAATAAACAAAATAAATAATAAGGTATATGTTGGGCAAAGTTTTAATTTTAAAAAAAGAAAAAGACAACATATTACATCTGCCTTAAATGGTTTAGACTATCCTTTCTATAAAGCAATAAGAAAATATGGTAAAGAAAATTTTGAATGGAGGATTATATGTGAATGTAGTGAACAATCATTATTAAATAAAGCAGAGCAAGTATTTATTGATTATTATGGTGGTATCAATAGTAAAAAAAATTATAATGCTAAAGATGGTGGATATAGAGGAACTTTATGTGAAGAAAGTAGAAAAAAGATTGGAAATTCAAACAAAGGAAAGAAAAGAACAATAGAAGTGAAAAATAAATTAAGCGAAATGAGAAGAGGACGTATCCTAAATAAGGATATATCAGGCGACAAAAATCCGATGTTTGGAAAACACCACAGCGATGAGACGAAACAAAAAATACGAAAAGCATTAAAAGGAAAATATGTTGGTGATAAAAGTGCTATGTTTGGGAAGCAAAGAAGTGAAGAGACTAAAAAAAAATTAAGCAATGCAAATAAAGGAATACCAAGACATACTGAAGAGAGTAAGAAAAAAATCAGTGAAAAGAATAGGGGACGAATGCCTGTTAATTATATTGAAGTTAAACTAGAAGATATTATAGAACAATTGAAGTTATCTCCAAATATATTTAGAAAAAAATTAGCTGAAAATCTAAATATTGGTGAGACTACTCTACTTAGAAAATTTAATCTTGTTGGTTGTAAAAACTTTACTGAATTTAAACGTAAGTTTTTAAGTTGAAAGACACAAAATTATCGTTGGATGTTGTAAAGATAAAAATAAATGAAACTATCGCATTTACAGGAACAATTATTACTTGAGGATATAATCTTAGATGAAGACATCATTCCTTATTGTAATGATTTTTTATTACTACTTGAAAAATTTGGTCAAGGACTTTTGAAAAAAAAATGGCATGAAGAATTTAATCCAGATGAAGAAATGTTTGTTCGTAGTCTTTCAAAAGCTGTTGAAGAATTAGGTGGTAATATACCAAAACATAAACTTGGAGTGTTTCAAAAAGTAATAATGTCTTTAATGGTGCCAATTTTAGGTATGCACTTTTCATTAAATCTAGGAACAATAAAACCATCTGATATAGCATACGTTTTGAATAAAGTTGATGCGACGAAGCTGGAAAAAATTAGTAATAGAGTGAGGGGATTTGTTTTGGATTATTATGATAAAAAACAAGGAAAGGCAAGGGATTAATTTCCTGTACTGTACAGTACATTTGTTCCTTATCACCCTTTACGGGTTCAATTATAACGATATTTTCCGTTTTTGTCAAATGAAAATAAAAAAAAGGTAAGATAATAACAAATGAATATTTTAGAGAATTACAAACAAACCTTGAAGAGTTCCAACAGCAAGATTACAAAACATCGTATTCTTAGCGAAGGCGACTCTATGGTTTCTAAAGGCGAGCCAACAAGTTTTAACACACATATGGATAGCGCATCACCAATTGTAAAAAATCAAGATAATTCTCAGGACGACGTAACTGGAAATCACCACATAAAATCTTACTTAGAAGCAAATAGAGAAAAGAAAAATAAAGATGTTATGTCTCAAGTTGACCGAGTTGAAAATGGTATTGACAGAATGCACAAAGTTATTGAAAAACTTAGAAAAATTATTCACGAACTAAAGCACACGTATTTTCAAGATCAAATGCCATCAAGTAACCCAACAGGCGACGGTTCTCCTAAGAAATAAGTAAAAACATACTGATAAAAATGTTTGCCATACAAGATAATTTAAATGGCTGACGAACTAAAGAGAGACGAAGAAGAAAGGGAAGAGAAAAAACCTTCTGGCTTCGTTGGTAGAATATTTGCAACAATTCAGGATTACTTAGACCGTCGTGGTTTCTATGATACAGAAATTACACCGATTGATGATAGAGAATTAGACCCCGAAGATGATAAATCAAATCTTCTGTCATCACGTAGTTCAACCCCACATACAATTAATTCATGGATTGCACCTGACGTAAACAAAGACGCATACCAGGATGAATTTGGGTATCAATCAAGAGAAAATAGATATCGTGATTTTAGACAGATGATTGAAACTCCAGAACTTGAAGCTGGTCTTCATGTTTACACTGATGAAAGTACACAAGCAGACAAGGATGGAAATATTGTTCAAATTGTTTCCGATAATACAAAAATCAAGGACATGCTGGAGAGATTGTTTTATCACAAACTTGATATTAATAGAGACATTTGGGGAATTGCGTTTGAGATGTGCTGGTATGGCGACGCATTCAGAGAAATAATTCTTGATAAAGAAACTCAAAAAGAAATTTTAAAATTAAAGAAACTAAGACCAGAAGAAGTAGAAAGAGTAGAAGAAAATGGAAGAATAAAAAACTTTCTCGTTGGTGGGAAAGAAATCCAACCGTTTAGAATTGTTCACTTTAGAAATAAGTCACAGAGATTTGATAGATATGGTGCGTCAATCTTTGAGTCTGGTAGAACAATTTGGAGACAACTAAAACTTCTTGAAGATAGTTTGATTATCTATCGTGTTACAAGATCACCAGAAAGAAAAATATTCTACATTGATGTTGGTAGATTGCCAGCAGATAAATGGGATGCTTTCGTTGAGCAGATAAAAACTAAATTCCAAAAGAAAAGACAAATAAATATCACAACAGGAAAAATTGACACTGTTCCTAACGTCCTTTCTGTAAATGAAAATTATTACATACCAAGACCAGAAGGAAGAACTGGTTCTACAATTGAAGCAATGCAAGGCATACAAGGCATTGGTGAAATTGATGACGTTGCATATTTCAAAGATAAGTTGATGGCTCTATTAAGAATTCCAAGAGATTATGTTTCATATACAACAAATGCCACTGCCGGCGGACAGGGTATGTCAGGTAAGTATCTGTCAGAACAGGATATCCGTTTCTCAAGAATTGTAGGAAAAATTCAAGACAATCTTATTGACGGGCTTTCAAAAATTGCAACAATCTTTTTAGCATTGAATGGTATATCTCCAGAAGAGACAGAACAATTTGAAATTAAAATGACCAAATCTTCTGCTATAGAAGAATTGAGAAGAATAGAAGTTCAAACACAAATCTTCACATTGATTGGATCAGTGAAACAGCTTGATATGTTCCCTGACATTTGGATATTAAGTAATATTATGAAAATGGACGACGAAGAAATTCAAACAATCGTCCACTTAATGAAAGTACAGAAAGCGCAATTAAGTCCGGATACACTTGCAAGTCTTGGAGCATCTGGATTATTTCCTGGGGAACCTCTGAATACCGGTGGAGGAATGCCTACTGGTGGTATGCCAGGTGGTGGTGACATGGGTATGCCAGGTGGAGGAGGAATGCCAGGTGGATTACCTCCAGGTGGAGATATGGGAGGAGGTATGCCTGGTGCTGAAGCTGGCGCAGGTGCCGCGCCTGGTGGTATGCCAGGAGCTGGTGGAACTCCAGCCGCCGCAGGCGCCGCGCCTCCAGTAGCCGCTATGCTTAATGATATGGAAAAAAGCATTGGCGATCACGACAAAAGCAAAGATGATGAATTAAAGAGAGCGAGAGAAAGAGCTAATGAACTCAGAAGAGAAGATGTAAAAAAGAGAATGAAAATTGTTAGAGGGAAAATACAAGAAGCGTTTAAGGAAAGAGATAATCTTACAGAAAGTGAATTTCTTGAAAGACTTGAAACTCTTAACGAGGAGATGGGTGATCTGGCAGAAGACTCGGATACATATAACAGAATTAAAACTATTGGTAGCGATTTAATTGATTTCGTTAGTAAGAAGAAAAATTCTGTTAACGAAGGTGTTATGATAGAGTTTGCTGACGAACAAATAAAAGAATTAGAGAATGATTACTACAAAGAAGACGATTACTTTGAAAGTGATAAGAAGATAGACAAGGCAACCGATATGAGAAAAGCATATTTTAACCAATTAAAAGAAGATGTCTCAATGGCAACGAGACTTGTTAGAAGTAGAAATACAGGTTCTATACTTGACGCACTTGAGGAACATTTTTCTTTTATGCAAACTAAACCAAAGATGTCTAGAAAAAAGAACAACTATACAAGGAAGTTATTGATTGAAGGTGAATTAAGAGGGAAGCCTCAGATAGTTATAAACGAAGCGATTAAATCCAAAAAGTTGTTAAAAATGTTGAATGAAGACAATAAAGGGTAAAGTTAGCAGATTTTTTTTGGTTTTTAAAATTAGGGCTTTTTCGGTTACAAGATAAAATTAAATAATTCGTTATTTTTAATAAAAAAATGGAGAGAACAATGGTAAAGGAAATATTATTTACTGAATTAAACAAAAATTATGATAATGCTAAAGTTTTAGCAGAAGCATTTTCTACTATAGAAAACGCATCTGTTATAAAAAATAACGACACGACAGTAGTTTTTATTGATGAAGAAACGAGAGTATTCTACGAAGCTAATTATGAAATTTTAAGAGAAGAGAAAGAAGTTGTTTTTACAAACATCGTCCCTCTTGTATTAAAAGAAGAAAAAATCAACGCAAGAGAATTATTTGCAAAAGCAATGGATGAAAACATTTCTGAAAGCAAAGCAATTGATTATGTTAAACAAATTGCGAGACACGTTACCAAGAAAACTCTTGGTGGCGAAAGATCAAAACTTATTCGTGAATCAAGATTTAAATCTTTAGGAAAGAGTATTAATGAAGGAAGAAAAGAACTTCTTGAAAGACTTTCAGCTTTTAAAGCAAAAAACTTTAATGTTATTAATGAAGCAAAAGCAAAAAACTTTTACGATAAATTCGTTGAAAAGTTTAATGACAAATATACAAACGAAGATGCTTCTATCAACGTGTTAGATAAAATTAATTTCGTATTTTTAGGAAGAAACGAAAACAAAGCTCTTTCACTGAGAAAGAAATTATCACTTAGAGAAGGGTTGATCTCTGAAACGAATAAGATTTTCAATCCAGCAGAAATTATAAAAAACTCCCCATCATTTACATCTAAATTAAACAAATTAGTTTCTAACGCTAATATTGCTCTTAAAGATGGAAAGGATGAAAACCTTGAAGAAGCTAGAGAAGTCTTTGTAACATTTGCAAAGAACTGGCCAGTTCTCTTTATGATTTCAGAAGAAAAACACAAAGATTTTGCACTTAAACATTTCGCTACATCTGTAGAAGACAAAGAAAAAGCTAAAGAGCTTATCGGTGTCTATACAGCATTAACTTCAACAGAAGAGTTCAAGAATGAACAGGCTAAATACCTAAAAGAAAATGTTGATATAGCTGAAATGCTTGAAAGTTCAGATTTTTCAAAATCTAAATATGATGCAAAGATTATTGATGGTGTCATTAGAGCAGTTTCTGAATTGAGAGAAAGTGTAAAAACGATTGAGCATAAAGATGTTTCAAATTATTTAAAGTTTGCTGAAGAAGAAATCAACAAAATGATTAGAACTGGCAAATTCAATGAAAATCTTTTTGAAAGATTAGTAGTTGACATTTTCGGTGATAGTAAACTTGTTCTTTCTGAAAAAGAGAAAACAGTTTATGATGACGAAGACTTCAAAAGCAAAGAGAAAAAAGAAATTTCTGAAAGTGATGTAAACACTTATAGACTTGATGCAAAAGCAAGTGCATTGATTGTTAAAATAAGAGAAACAATTCCTCTTGTTGACAAAACAATCGCAATGGCACTTGAAGAAGATTTAGATTTAGTTAAGTCAATGATGGCAGTATCTGCTATTGATGAAACTAAACTAGATAAGATTGATGCTATGCTTAACGAAGCAAAGAAGAAGGCTTCTACTAAAAAAGAAGAGAAGAAAGCGCAAGCATGTCCAAAATGCGGTGGTAAGATGAGTGTTAAAGGCGATAAATGCACTTGCAACGCTTGTGGAGCGATGGTGTAAGGTGAGTAACATGATACTTAATGAATTTACAGAATTCAATTATACACCAGAGATAGTGGAAGGCGTTGGTGGCATTAAAAAAGTTGTAATGTCAGGCGTCTTCCAAAGAGCTGAATCTCCAAACGGTAATAGAAGAGTTTATCCTAAAAGACTTCTTGAAAGAGAAATCAATAGGTTAAATAACTATATCACTGAAAGAAGAATGATTGGTGAATTAGATCACCCTCCAGGTGAAGTAAAACCAAGATTAAGAGAAGCATCTCATATTATTACTTTCTTAGAAATGAGAGGTAATGATGTATTTGGGAAATTAGAAATTCTAAATACAACAAGAGGTAGAGACTTAATGGCGTTACATGAAGCCGGCGTTAGAATTGGAGTTTCTTCAAGAGCAACTGGTGGACTAAGACCATTACCAAATGGATTAAGTGAAGTAGATGATAGTTTTTGTTTAAACACATTTGATGTCGTTAACGAACCATCTGTTCAGGGTGCTTATGTAGCTGAGAGTCTATTAAAAAATTACAATCAGAATACGCTAAATATTTTGAAAAAGAAATTGTATTTTATTTTTTAAACAAGGTAAAAAAAGGGAGAATTAAAAAATGGCAAATGTAAATGAAAAACAAGAGTTAGAAGCAATCATTCAATCTATTGATATGACACCTGAACAACAGGTTGCTTTTGACAAGTATATTGGAGAATTCTTAACAGAATACAAAACCAATATGCAGAAAAAAATTGTTGAAGAAGTAACAGACACTTTAACAAGAGAATATAACGAAAAAGCAAAACTCTTTGAAGAAAGACTTAGAAAGTCTTTAGAGGAAGATGTTTCTGTTGATGTTTCTGAAAGACTTCAAAATGAGTTTGACGAGAAACTTAAAACAGAATTGGATAAGCAATTAAAAGAAGCTGTGGACGTATTAAATGATTATTACTTATCTAGATACGAAATGTTCTGTCAGGAAACAGCAGGTGAAATTGAAACTGCTCTCAAAGAACATCAGGAAGAAAGTCCCGAAGTAAATGCGTTCAGACAAATTGTAAGCAATGTGTCTCCATTTATTTCAGAAGGGCAAGATAGTAAAAAATTAATTGATATTCTTGAAGCACAAGACAAGACAATTAAAGCACTCCAAGTTGAACTTGAAAAATCAACAAAGGAAAAAATGATTGCAGAATGTGTATCTGTTCTTCCAGAAGGAATGAGAGATAACATGAAGAAATTTTTAGAAGAGAGCTGTTCAACTGCCGAAGAAGTGGTAGATAAATTTGAACATGCTGTCGAGTTCATTAAAAACTCTGACGAGTTGATGGAATCTGATGACGCTGATGAAGACGATATGGGCGGCGAAGAAGATGAAGACGTAGCTGATGAAGATGAAGATGATATGGATGATGAAGATGAAGATGATATGGGTGATGATGATGAGAGTGATGAAAAAGGCGACGACGAAGAAGAAGATGAAGATGATATGGATGATGAAGAAAGTGATGAAGATGAAGACTTTGATGACGAAGACGAAGGTGACGAAGAAGATATGGAAGATGACGAAGACACTTTTGACGACGAAAAAAAAAACTAAGTGAGGGTTTAGAATTAGAGGATGAACTTTTTGAAGATGATGGTCTAATATCGGAAACGATTACTGAAGACAAAAACGACGACGAGGGAGCTTCTGCCTCCATAGTACATAAGAGAATGATGGACTTGGCTAATTAGCCAAGTCTCATCTAACGAGTTCTTTTAAGACAAAGCAGAAATATAAAAAGGTAAGAAAAAAATGGATGAAAATAGCAAATATGCTAAAGAGCTTTTAACCGAAGGTGAAAAGCTAGCAAAAGGAACCTGGTCTTGGCTTGTAAAGGGTATTGATGATCCTTACAAACAAGCACTAGTCGCAACTCTTTGTGAAAACCAAACAAAGAATGGCGGACAAATGCAGGAGTATGGAGCATCCGTTAATGAAAACATTAACGAGTCTACACTCTCTACAAATATTTATGGCGTGAACCAAATTCTACTCCCAGTGATTAGACGTGTTTACCCAAATCTTATGGCAAACAACTGGGTATCTATCCAGCCAATGTTAAGCCCAATCTCTCTCATATTTTATATGAGATACTACTACAATGGATCAAAATCTAACACTACTGCTGGAGACGAATTCTTAAAAGTTCCTCTCAATCAAGAACTTGGATTTGACCCATATTACTCTTCTGCAAAGAATGTGATCTCTGCCGCAACATACACAGCACTTCAAACAACTGTGAATGCCGCTGCTTCTACAACAACAAAAGGTTTTGCGAGATTTACTCCGCTTAACTCTTCTGTGTTCGCTAGAGCATATACAGGGTCAACACTTATTTCAGAAGTTCAGTTCCAAGGTGTGTATGGTTCAGCAACAATCTCTGCTGTTCCAGTAAAAGGTTCAAGCCCAGCCGCTTTAGCCGCCGCAACATACAACTCTTCTTCTAAGCAAATTACTCTTGCATCAGTAGCTGGTGCAGACAAGTTTGAAGTTGAATGGATGTATGACCAGGAGACTGCTGGTGATTTCGCTAGTGGAAATGGTATTCCAGAACTTGATATTCGTATCAAGACTGATCCTATCCAAGCTAGAGAAAGAAAACTTAAAACACAATGGACACTTGAAGCCGCAGAAGACTTAAAAGTTATGCATAATGTTGATCCTGAAAAGGAACTCGTTAACTTAATGGCAAGCCAGATGCTCGCAGAAATTGACCGTGAAATCCTTAAAGAACTTATGGATGCCGCTGTTCACAGAACAACACATGACTTTACTGCTGATACTGCAAACAATGCAGTTGGTAACATCATTGACAGAAACCAAGCGTTAGCAATGAAACTTGGTGGGTTGTCTGCTGCTATCCATAAAGCAACAAGAGTAAGTGGTGCTAACTTCTTAGTTACATCTCCACTCGTTGCTCAAAGATTAGCAGAAGTTCGTGGTTACGTTCCAGTTGATACTAGCCTTGCTGGTACAACATACGGTATCCAAGCCGCTGGTTCTATGCCAGGTGGTGAAGTGAAAGTCTACAAAGACCCACTTTTCCCAGACAACAGAGTACTCATGGGTTACAAAGGAAAAACATTCCTTGACTCAGGTTACTTCTATTGCCCATACGTGCCAGTAAAAACTACTCCAATTATCTATGATCCAGATACTCTTCAACCAAGAAGAGGTATGATTACTCGTTACGGAAGTAAGATGGTAGATGGGGGCGAGTACTTCTATGGAACAATGGATATTAGCAACTTAACTTAATAGTTAATTTGTAGTTCAATAAATAGGGCAGAGAAATTTGCCCTATTTTTTTGTTTAAATTATTTATTATACTATCTTTACAAGTATTATTATAGATATTATTTTTTTTCATTTTCTTTCACAACCTTTTCTATGTACTTGTTAAGTATTTTACTTGCATTAGTTTTATTTGTAATTGATATGGCTCTAAATTTTTGCCATATGTCTTCATCTATCAAAAATGTTGCTCTTATTTTCTTCACACGCTTATCTTATACGAATGTTCGTATTAGTGGTATATTTTTTTTAAATTAGATAAAAAAGTTTAAAATAATTTAAGTTAAACTAGATGAATAAATTAAATAGACTATTAGAATTAGCAGGTGTAGAGTTAAACGAAAGACAGGTTCCGCCAGCAAAAGGTGATAAAGAACCTGAAGATAAAAAACCTACTGTTGAAGTTAAACAAGTTGGGACGGATCAACCAAAGAAAGAAGGAAAGATGAACAAGAATATGGCAGAAACCATGATAGGTGATCTTCTTGCTCAAAAATATATTAAGAGTTTAGAAAAAGGGCATGAGAAAGTTATCAGTTTAGCCGCACATATCTTAACAATTGGTGATGCAGAAATTAAAACATTGCTTTCAAAGTTTAAAGTAAGCGAAAAAGATATTAACAAAATTATTGATTGGGTTAACAAAACAAAATAAGTATAAAGGTAATAATAATGAAAACTGAAATCATAGCTAAAAATTATTCAAGGTTTTTTGGTGAAGAACTAAACGAAGCTGACCAAGTATCTAAACAAGGTCAGGATATGTCTGGTGGCCCAATTCAACAACAAGACCCAGCCGCTGATCCTGTTGGCTCTTTTAAACCAGACGAAGGTCCAAAAGATGAGCAACCACCAGAAGAGGGTGGTGAAGGAGATGATACAAAAGGTAAAGATACTAATGAACTAAAAGATCAAATTTTTGATCTCCTAAAAGAAGGCGAAACACCCGAAAGTATTATTGTAAAATTTTTTGGTAAAGATGATAAAGGTGAAGATGAAATTAAAAAAGCACTTGAAGATTTAAAAAGCGAAGGTAAAATTCAGGATAGAAAAATATGGTCTGTCGTTGCTTCTGATGAAGACGAAGAAAAAACAGGTGTTGGTAAAGGAAGCACGGAAGATGAAACAGATTTAGAAAAAGACAAAGAAGAAGAACCAGAACAACCAGCACCAGAAATGCAACAGCAACCTGGAGCCGCACCAGCCGCTCCACTACCTGGTGGACCAGGAGCAATGCCACCAAATGCAATGAAATCAGATGAAGACACTTTTGCATCAGATGATAATGGTGATGATGAAGACTTTAAAGATGATGAATTTGACGGTTTTGATGACGATGAAGAAGACGAACAACCACAAGTTAAGAAGCATCCAGTTCCAGAAATGGATGACGAAGAAGACGATGGCGAAAAAGAAAAAGTAGTTGATGATATTATTGACGATGTTGATGATATTAAAGTTCTTCTAAAATCTATTGAACCAAGGTTAAGAAAGTTAAGAGAAAAGTCGGCAGCAGCTAAAAAAGTAGTAGGATAAAATGACAACTAAAAAAGCCGTACAGATTTCTATTCTTACGGCTTTGTTCATTTCTGCTATAATGAATTTATTTATTCTTATAAACTTTTTACAAGAAAATAAGAAATCAATTTTAAAATCAAGAGAAACGTGTACAAATATTAGCAACAGTGGATGTTGTATATTATCTAACGGTGTAGTCTCTTGTGCTTCTGTAATTGATGATTAATATGAATCCAATTAATAAATACAGTTATCAATTTGTTAAAAGCAAATTTGAAGAGAAAGGGTGGGTTTTATTGTCAGAAACTTACAAAAATAATAAACAAAAACTAAAATGTATTTGCCCAAATAATCATATTCAAGAAAAAAGTTTTTTTTCTTTCTATTCAATGAATAATGAATGTTTTGAATGCTATGGTAGTAAGAAATATACTTATGATTATGTAAAAAATACTATTGAATCAAATGGTTATGTTCTTTTAAGTGAAACTTATGACAATATTCATTCAAAATTAAAAATGATGTGTGATAAAAAACATATTATTGAGCAAAAATTTATATTATTTGTAAAAGGTCATAGGTGTAACAAATGTTCTCATATAGGAGAAAATAACCCACGATATAATAATAATTTAACAAACGAAGAAAGACTCTTAAAAAGAGATTTAAAAGAAAACATAGATTGGAGAAACCAAATTTTTAAAAAGGATAATTTCACTTGTAGAAAATGTAAAAAACGTAACACTAATCTGAATGCACATCACATACAAAACTATTCAAATTACAAAGATAAAAGATTTGATATTAATAACGGTGTCACGCTATGTGAAAAATGTCATAAATTTTTTCATAAAAAATATGGTAGAAAAAATAATAATATTAATCAATTAAACGAGTTCGTCAGTAGTTCAAATTAACTGGGTTAACCCCGCTATCTGGATTGTTTATATCGTCTGGAACGTCATCCATCTCAATCACATTAGTAACATCAAAATTTTCAAGATCAAGATTACTCATACCACAATTACATTCAATATTCATATATTGATATAAAAATAAGTTTGTTGGTAGAGCAGTGTTGACTCTATAAAACTTTTGAACCTGTCTAACATAATAGTCTTTACTTCTAACATCTTGTGCTAATTGAGCAGGGTCAAGTCTATAATTTGTTAAATAAACCGCTATGATGTCACCAGCCATTACTGGTCTTCCAATTCTTTCAAGTAGATGTGTGTAATTAAACTTAATTATAATATCTTGATCTGCATCAATACCAAACTTCATTAATTGTTCTACGATTGGGCTATATTCATAAACGCCATGAACTACGACTCCTTTCTTGTAGAATTCATCTCCCCTTGCTTCTCCAAGCGTTGTATCAATAACGGTCGATTCTCTGTCTAATCTAAATACTATAATTCTTGGAGAACCTCTTGCGATGTATTCCTGGTTCTGTTTGTCCATTGTATAAAAGTCTTGCATTACAGCTTGGTTGCCACCAGTTGGCCCACCATATATACTGAATGTTCCTGTTTGGTAGTTAGCAAACGGTAATGGGGGTGAGGCAGTTGGTGACTGAAATCTACCCTGTAAATAATCTGGAGTTTCACATTCTCCACTTGTTGAACTTAAAGCGGCAACACCACTAGAATAATCATTAAAGCATTCACCTGAATTAACAAGTTTTTCATCAGTTGATATTTGTGAGAAAAAGCCAGTAAAAAATGGTTCGCTTTTATTCTCTGCTCTGTCTGAAAAAAATATTCCCAAAATTTATCCCTCTCCATTAACTTAAATGAAAATTACTTATAAGATAATTTTATGGACAATAAAACGAAGAAAAGCGACAGTGTAAAATTTGAATTGAGAACAGTTGCTGATCTAACAATGGATAATATTCAAAATAAAGTAGACTTAAAATATGATAAAGAATATTTAAAGAACGATACATCTGCAAGTCATAACACAGTACTTGATAACAATTTAAGTAATAGAGCTGAAGACCTTCTAAAATGTCCTAAATGTGGTAGCGCGAACTTATACAAAAGTTTATCAGACGAGTATGTAGAATGTGAAGATTGTGATAGAGCAATTAAAAAAAGCGCAGTTAAGAAAGAAAAAAAATAAAAAATATAGAGTTATTAGAAAAGATAGTGAATTTTTTAAAAGGTAAAATTAAAAATGAGAGTATTTGAAATAAAGAACAATCTAGAACAAGGATTACCAATAAATCTTCCAGATGGAAGACAGATAGTGCTTCCAGAAAGAAGCACAAGAATAGGTATAAGACTTACTGAAGCAGAGAAGAATTTCTTTCAAATACAAAATCTTTATAAAAGTAATCTTATAAAAATAAATGAAATCAAAGAAGGGGTGAAGTAAGTATGCCTACATTTAATGTACATGACTCAGCAGGGGTTTTTGACTATGTAATTGACGAATCTCAATTTACAATATCAAGCTCAGAAACAAAAATCGGTATCATCGGGGTAGCGAATAAAGGGCCAATAGGCGTTCCAACATTAGTTAGAAGCCAGAAAAACTTTATTGACATCTTTGATGCACCGTCAACACAAGGCTTTGGCGGTCTAGCCGCTACAAACGCACTTGGAGAAACAAATCAAGTTATCTTCACAAGAATGGCAACCGATGCGGCTGAAAAAGCGGCTGTAACACTAGTCTCTCCAGCTACTTCTGCATCAATTATTGGATCAGAATTCGCAAGATTTTCTTTTGGGTTCAGCCAACTCAACAATGACTTCCTTGTCTCGCTAAATGGCAAACAAACTCAATCAGTTGGTTTTGACGAAGGTGTTTACCCAACAGTAGATATTGTTACAATTTTAGACGCACTCTTTACTGGAGATGCTAATGTCGCACAGACAAACACTGGATACATCACAATCACTTCTACTCTTGAAGGATCAAATTCAATTATTAAAATTCTAGCAACAGCGGCGGCTACAACACTTGGTTTCACACCAGGAACTTACACTGGTACTGATGCGACTTCTGCTTACCTATCTTCACCAAATGGTGGGACTTGGTTAGCAAACACTTTTGATAGTTCAGACGCATTAGTTGTTAAATTTGACAACGATGCAAATCAATTAGTAAACCTTACTGGTTCATTCATTGATGGCATCAATAATGTAGTTGACCTCGTTGATGCATTTAACAATTTCGCGGTAAATAACGTAGATGCTTCACTTGCAAACACAGCAGTAGTTGACACTGAAAAAATTAGAATTACTTCTCCAACAACAGGAACAACTTCTGTTGTTCAAATTATGCCAACAAGTTCTGCAAGAGTTCTTACAGTTCTTGGATGGGTTGGAACAGAGGTAAATTCCGGCGTTGCGGCTACATCTGCAACAGTTACTAACACACTTAAAAATGGTTACAATTTATCGTCTGCAACTACACTTGATTTCAATGTAGATAGTATGACAAAGAACATCGTATTCGGAACAGGTGGAAACGCGGCTTTCGCAAACCTACACTACGCTTCTGGCTCTGCAATTACTGTTGGTAAAACAGTTCAAGTAGACGAATGGGTGTTTACAATCTCTAATGGTGGTCAAGTAAATACTAACCTTAAAACAGCAGACGTTGCTCCAGGAACAAGTAATGTTGTTACTTATAACAACCTTGTTTCTGCGATTAACACTCATATTGGAACAACTTTAACTGCTACTAACACATACAATAGTGGAACTCTTTCTGGAACATTAAATGTTGTATCTGACAACACAGGTTCTGCTGGAAATACAATTGTGTTCAACACAAGCGATATTACAGCATTCTACGCTTACAAAGACCCAACAGATCAGACACTTGGTTATGGTAATGGTTCTTACATCAATGATTTAACAAGAGCAACAGTTGATAATGTAATTAAAGAAATCAACAGACAAGCTGGCGGTCTTTACGCTTACCTAAATGATGGTAAAATCAAACTAAGTTCAAATGTAGTTGGTGCATCTTCTAATCTTGAAATTATTGGAAGCAACGCTGCAATTGGTTTTGTAAGTGGTCAAGTTGATAATGGTCAAAACGCTCACGATATAATCACGCTTACAGCTAAAACAACTGGAACATGGGGTAACAGACTATCTGCCTCTGTAGATACAGATAACGTAATCTCTATCCTTGAAAACGGTTTGCTTGTTGAAAAATGGACAGGTAGCACAATTTCTGCCGCAGAAGACTTCATTGAAGATGTTATTAACATCAACTCAATCTTTGTTGATGCGACATACCTTGGAGCAGTTAACGAAACAATCGTAGCTGGTCTTGCTGGTGATTTAACTGGTGGCGATAGTGGTGCGCTTGTAACTGAAACTAATGTTATCAACGCAATCAAGCTCTACAGAAATGCAGAGAAACTTGACCTTAATCTTTTCGCGGCACCAGGTTTCAACTCTACTAATGTTCTTACTGAACTTGCAAGTTTAGCAAACATAAGAGAAGACTTGTTGATTTTGGTTGACTCGCCTGTAGGCTACACTCCACAGCAAGTTATTAACTGGCATAATGGAACTCTTGGTTCTGGTAACACATACAAACTTGATGACAAATATTTAGCACTATACTATCCTTGGGTTAGAATGAATGATGATTTCAATGGTATAGTAAGACTTGCTCCTCCATCTACATTGATCCTTGAAATTATGGCAAGAAACGATAAGACAGCAAGTCAGTGGATTGCTCCAGCAGGCGTTACAAACGGCTTCTTAAGCAGAGCATTGTCAGTTGAGTATTCTGCTTCTCTTGAAGAAAGAGACGAACTATACTCTATCACTAAGAAAAACAACGTAAACCCAATTATCGAAATTCTTGGAAGAGGAGTTGTAATCTGGGGACAAAAAACAACTCAAAGAGCGTTGACTTCACTCAACAGAGTTAATGTTGTAAGAATGGTTGGTTATGTTAGAAAGAAAGTTAAAGCAATTGCTATGGACTTAGTGTTTGCACCAAATGACTCAACTACTTGGGCGTCTTTCGTTGCAAGAGTAACAAAACTCTTAACAACTATTGAAACAGGTAGAGGACTTTCAGGATTTAAGGTTGTAATGGACGGAACGAACAATCCTCCAGAAACAATTGCTCAAGGAAAGCTCTTTGGTTCTATTTGGCTCAAACCTACTATTGTTGCTGAACAGATTGAACTTACTTACACAATCGTTGGACAAGATTTCAAATTTAATTAAAAAAAAATTATGAATGTAAGTAAATTAGAAAGTTAGAAATAGGAGAACAAAATGCCAAGTATTTTAAGTATAACAAATATATATGATAAAGAGCCAAAACGCCAGAACCGATGGACGTTGAAACTAATCAACGTCCCAGTGTTGAATGATACTGACCCGTTCGGCTCTGATCCAAACACAAACAATACATCTGTTGATAATGGTACAATCAATAGAGAACTTCAATTAGTTCTTGAAAAATGTAACAGACCAAAACTAAACCTTGAAGAGATTGAGCAGTTAAGATTAAACGAGAAAGCATATTACCCAAAAGGTATGGCTACTTGGGATAAACTTAACGTATCTTGGTATGATTTTATCGGTGTTAACACTGGTAAATATATCTTCAACTGGATGAGAGCTGTTTATGATCCAAAGACAGGTGCTGTAGGTTATAAAAAATTCTTCGCCGCAGAAGGAAGACTCTACATGCTTAACCCAAAAGGAACTGTTATTGAAGAATGGAGACTTTTTAACTGCTGGCCAACAATGGTTGACTTTGGGCAGTTAGATTATAAAACACAAGACTCTGCTATGGTAACAGCAGAAATTCGTTTTGATAAAGCAATACCACGTTTCTACGACGACCCACTCGCTGGTTTCAGTCCAGGAACAGACACAGAAGGTTTTGCATCCGATCCATATGGTATTCCAAATGGACAGGACTTCCTTCAAGGTCTAAATGGTGTAACTACAAACTACACTCCGTAATAAAACGGAACCCCTATTTTGTGAAGCCAGCAGAAATGCTGGCTTTTTGTTTTTTTAAACCTTTTTGTTTCTTCTTTTCATTTGTGGAGCCATATCTTTTATAATCTTACGAAGGTCGTCATCAAGGATGTCAGGTCTTGTTTCAAGAATGTAACTTACACCAGCATCAAATGTAGTTGAAAAGAATTTATTTGCAAGTCTGTATATAATCTCTTTGCCGTTTCTATCAGCAAGAATGGTTTTTGAAATAACCATTGAATTTTCGCCATTAGGGGATACGAGTGCGAACACAGAACTTTCTGACATTAATAATTTAGCCCATATTGTCCTTGCTTCTGCTGACGTATCTTTATCAGAACAAATGTGTCCTTGGTGGTGTATAAATGATAAATACATATTATATCCAAGGCCAGTGCTTTTTAGTATTGTTGGAATACCAGTGGATGAGTGTGTTCTAATTAAACTCGCACCTAGTTCGTCTGACGTAGCAACAATGAGGTTTAATTCCCATAAGTATGCCGTGTCTAATTTCATTCCTTTTGGAAAACCGCATTCAACTAAATATTCTATAACGTCTTTTGGATTAAGTTTAAAATGATAGTTATTGAAGTAGTCTACTGATAATGAGTAGATAGTTTTTCTTAAACGATCTAATTCACCAAATGATGCTTGAGTTTCGGTATATCGTCTCTTTGAAACCCAATTAGGGAATAAGGCACCAGACTTTCTTCCGTGTGGTTTGATGTAGGTAATATCGTGCCATTCTATTTTATGATTTCTAAATTCTAGTTGCAGTTTTACCAGTTCTTTTATGAGATTTTTTATATGATCTGTTAATGGAGTAAAAGTTTTTGTTCTTGTCACTATACCTTCTCTTGATTGTATAGCACCTGTCATATAATGCTCTTGTTCACCTTCGCCAGAACCAACGTCTTTTATTTGTGCTGGCGTCAAAGCCTCTTTTAATTTAATCAATTCCATTATTGTTATCTTTGCTGTTTTGATTTGACTTTAGATGAAAAATCTACTAAGATGATAAAACAGGTATCATAATGAGGGAATTAGAAAATGAGTATTATGAAGTGGGAGCCAGAGAAGACTTTGAGTTTGATGACAAGAGTGCTGAACTTTTCAAAGAGATGTTGGAGAAGTTTAATAAAGCGACAGGCATTCCAGAAGAATACCTCTTGGGTTTTAATGGACGCAGTTGATACTCCAGAGAAATTGCATATTGCTGGCGAACTAAATAATTCTGGTATAAAGGTTTATGTTGATCCGAACGCAAGTAAAAACACTGTTCTCGTTGGATATAAAGGTAAGCAATTTAGTGATAGCGGATATGTTTATGCACCATACATACCAATGAGCAGTATTGGCGATCCATATTTTGAAATACATGGGAGAGAAGATTTTGAATTTGACAAACAATGAATTAGAAGAAAAACTATTAGATTATTTTGATAAAGTAAATATAAACTCGTATATAAAAAACATTATAACTCAACATATAATTTATGGTGGTGCGTTTTGGGATTTACATGATGACATAGACATGAGGGAAGATTTTGAATTCAGGTAATACAGAATTTAATCCAGAAACTGAAACATTCACGAAAACATTTCAAGTTGGTAGAAGGCAATTAAAAGGGTCTTGGACACTTGAAGCCGCTGAAGACATGAAGGCACTCACGGGGTAGATTTAGAAGACGAATTGGTTAAAATGATGGGTAAGCAAATACAAAGAGAAATGGCAGGTATTTACGGAGAAGTGTATGACAGAGAAGATTTTGAA